TTGATAAATATATTTCACTCCAATCATTATTTAAATTTTTAATAATATCTTGTTTAAATAATAAAAAATATTTATTCAAATCATCTTTATCTAAAATATTATCTTTAGTCATATATTTAGTAATATATTTACTTGAATCATTAGCATTTTTAACTTTATCTAAAACTTTTTTTTTATTAGGAACAACCAAGAATATTTTATAATTTTTATAAATGTGTTTATTTTCATCAATCATAGCAATAATATTTTGAATATCATAATAATCCACAGATTTTTGTTTTTTAATGTCATCAGTAGTTTTAGGATATTTAGAACTAATAAAAATATATGTATTATCATCTTTATTTTGTAAAGTAATATCAGAACAACCGCCTGAATTACCACTAATGACTTTTTCTTTTAAAAATTTATTAAAATTAGTCAAAGTTTTAAGTTTAGCATTATTAGAATTACCAATTAAATGATTAAACTCAGAATTTTCAAATTGCTCGCAAAATCCAAATTTAATAACAATATCAAATAAACGTTCAAAAACAAAACCTTTTTCAGATTGAGTTGAGAAAGTGTCTAAAATATCATCAATATTATCAAAAGAAATAATATGATTAATAAATTGTTTAATGTTCATATTAGTAAGATTCATATCAATATTCATATAATATTATACATGTGTTAAATAAAAATAATCATTTTTTTTATATAAAAATAAAAGTTGTTATAATATTTACTTTTATGATGCAAATTAAATATCCAAAGGTATAAAATAAATAAAACTTCACAAATTTTTTGGTGATAATGGTTACAATTTATTTGAAAGACTTTTTAAAATATGTTCATGGAAAAGTATAACTATTTGTTCAAACAAAAATAATGACATCGAACCAATTAATAAATTAATAATAAAAAATCGTCGTGGTTATGGTTATAATGGATATAAAAAACTAAAAAATGAAACAGTTATTTTTCATAATTTTTTACCTGCCACAAATTATTACAAAAATCACCGCGATATATTAAATGAAATGTTTTATAATGGCAAGCATTTAAAATTCAGGCGCATAATAATTAGAGATCATTATATTAATCTCACACCAGAACATAGATCATGTGTTGAGTATATATTTATAACAAGCAAATTATTCAATTTTAATTTTAATCGTTTTTGTAATTATTTTAAAGATATTATTAATACAAAAACATTCAGCTCAATATTAAATGATTTGAGAATGTTTGAGACAGAAAATCAAAATGATTTAATAATATTTGATGAAAGAAAAAAAAAATTATATTTTGTGCAAAATTATTTTTAGTAATTTATTTTTTATGAAAAATACTGTAAAAAATACAGAAAGCGGATAATATACACCATAAAAAATATAAAAAAAAATATAAAAAATATGTTATTTTACTATAGATTAATTGTAAAATCGTTACAATTATTTTGGTTTATTTAAAATAAAATATAAATAATTTTTTTCTGGAGCTAGTATATAATATCACTATGGGTGGAGGTCTAATGCAACTAGTAGCTTACGGAGCACAAGATGTTTATCTAACAGGCAATCCTCAAATTACTTTCTTCAAAGTCGTTTATCGCAGATATACCAATTTCGCTATCGAAACCGTGGAACTTGCATTCAACGGAACTGCTGATTTCGGAAAGAGAGCAAGTGTACTTATTACCAGAAATGGTGATCTAGTAACCAGAATGTACCTAAGAATTGAATTAGGACGTGTATCTTTGAGCAATGTGTCTTCGGACCCTGTTGAAAGAAGCGCCTACCTATTCGCTTGGGTAAGAGAACTAGGTAATTTCATCGTTGATTACGTAGAATTCGATATTGGTGGATCCCAAATCGATAAACATTATGGTCACTGGATGAGCACATGGCATGAATTGACTAGAGATGTCAATTCTGACCCTGCTTACAAGGCTTTGGTCGGTGACATTGATGAAATGACTGCTTTAAGAGCCCCTGATTCTCAAGGTTATTTCACTCAAGATTATACCCTATACACACCATTCATCTTCTGGTGCAACACTAACAGTGGTCTAGCTCTTCCTCTAATTGCTCTGCAATATCACGAGGTAAGACTTTGGATCCAGTTCGAAGATTTCAGAAACTTGATCGTCTATTCCAATAACGTAACCCTTGGTAAACTAGGAAACGGAAATGGAATTATCACTGACGCTTCTCTTTTGGTTGACTATGTATACATTGATACCGAAGAAAGACGTAGATTCGCTCAAGTCGGACATGAATACTTGATTAACCAACTCCAATTCACTGGTGTTGAAGCCGTCACTTCTAATCCTCTAAGAGTTAAATTGAATTTCAATCATCCTACCAAGGAATTTATCTGGAACATCAAATCCGGAGATTATATCAGTCAAAATGCCCCCTTCCTATGTTACTCTAACACCAATGATTGGAGCAATGCTCTTGACTATGCAGCTCTAAATATTATCAGTGGCTCTGTCACTGTTGGTGTTGATGACTCTAGTACTGATAATGTTATTGTCAATATCTCTTCTTCCAACTATGATAACTGGAATGTTGTCAACTCTGTTGGAACCAACACCAAAAAGAAAAGCGCTTTCAGTGTATTCACTTACCAAGCCGGACAAGGTGTTGATGATTCTCAACTTCCCAGCTTTTATGCTCAAGCACTTTATGACCAAACCAACTCTGGAAGTTCCGATGTAGCAAACTTTTTGTTCAGACAAAATGTATTCACTAACCCAAGCAATTCTTCTTACAATCTTGGAGATTACATCAGAAAATTCGCCATTGTTCTATTCTATGCTGCCATCAGCTCTGACGGAACCGGTGTCGAAGGTACTCTAACTTACCAAGTCAAACCTTGGGAACATGATATCACCACCAGAGATGTTTCTTGCCCCGTCTCTTCATGGACTGATAACAGATTCAGTGCACAAAATACCAGCAACGGATACTCCAACATGGACATCTGGGCTGTTATGCCTACTGTCTCCGGTATGTTGGTCAACAACAAATACAACACCGTCTCTTCCGGTCTTATCCAACTTAACGGTCACGATAGATTTGATAGACGTGAAGGTGCTTACTTCAATCTAATCCAAACCTATAACTACCACAGTTCTACCCCTGCTGCAGGAACTAACGTATATTCCTTTGCTTTACACCCAGAACAGCATCAACCGAGCGGAACTTGCAATCTTTCCAGAATCGACAACACCACAATCGTTTTGGACCTCAATACGGAAATTCCTTTCTCTGATCCTTCCAGAAACCCTCCTCCTCTATCAGTTGTTGGAGCCAATTCTGAATTCTACATCTACGATACTAACTATAACGTACTAAGAGTTATGTCGGGAATGGGAGGACTTGCCTACTCAAATTAAATAATGCATGATATAAAATACATTATAGTTTGTTTGTTTACTTTTAATTAAAAATATAAAATTATTTTTATATTTATTACTATTTACATATATTTTAGTGCTCTTTGAGGAACAAAACAAATATTTATTGCTTACCATTTAGGGGAGATTCAAATATTATTTTATGAATATTTTTTATTTGCATAATCAAACTATTTAAATTACATAAAATTTTTTGCTTTACCAGTAGAGAAAGTAAAAAATAGTTTTCAAAGAAAAAATAATATTTCGATGAAACTTTTAATTTTATTTTTGTAAAAGAAAAAGTAATTTTACTAAAATATTATTAATAATGTGATAAAAAAAGAACATTCTGATAAAAAAACAGGGAGATGTGGACATAATAAAGAAAATTATTTTTTGACTGAAGAAACGTATGAGCTTGTAAAAAATACTTTTAATTTGAGACACAGATATGTAACAAAAATAAATGATAATTGTACACATGTAAACATATTAATGAGTTTAGAAAATAGAACAATTGGATTTATTGAAAATTGTTTCAAAGATATCACAAAAACAAAAAGAGAAAAACAATTTGGAAAATACAGAGTCGATTTATATTTTAAAGAACACGATTTAGTAATTGAATGCGATGAAAGTAACCATGAAGACATAGATAAAAATAAAGAAAAAGAAAGAGAAGAATTTATATTATCAAAAGGAAATACAATGATTAGATACGATCCAAATAACAAAAACTTTGATTTATCATTTGTTTTAAAAGAAATAAACAAAGTAATTGTTTTTAAAACCAATGATAATAAAAATAAAGTAATAAAAGTTAATTTTGAATAATTTATTTTATCATCATTATTTTATGTTCTTTAAATGTCCCCCTAAATGGGGACATTTTTTGTTTTTCTATTTCTAGAAATAGAAAAATAACTTAAACATAAAAATGTTAATATTATTATAAATATGAAGGAAAAAACTTTTAACATAGTGGAAATTATTGAAAAAAATCCTATTTCTAAATTATCAAATTGTCAAAATAATAAATTGATAAAAAAAATTCAGGATAATTTCACAAATAATGAACAAAAAATATATGTGGCTTTTTTTTATTCTTATTTAAATTATAATGAATACACAGATTTTGTTATTGATTTGGATAATATATGGAAATGGTTAGATTTTAGTAAAAAAGATAAAGCAAAGAGAAGTTTAGAAAATAATTTTATTGCAAATGAAAATTATAAAATTATAAACGAAAAAACAAAAAGCAACGAAGGAAAAGGTGGTTATAATAGAGAAATAATTTTGCTTAATATTGACACATTCAAATGTTTTTGTATGACAGCATCAACACAAAAAGCAAAAGAAATTAGAAAATATTTTATAAAATTAGAAAGAATCTTCATCAACTTATTGATGAACAAAGCAATGAATTTAAAATCCAACTTAATGAAAATATTAATAAAATAAATAAACTTGAGAAAAATAATAAATTGAAACAACATGATTTATTATTAAAAGAATATGGTTCTTCAACTCCACTTGTTTATATAACTAAAATTAAATCTTTTGATGATGGTTCTTATATTATTAAAATTGGTGAATCAAGACAAGGTATTTCTGAAAGATATAGAGAACATAAAACAAATTATGATGAATGTGAATTTCTTGATTGTTTCAGAGCTGTTCGGTCCAAAGATTTTGAATCATTCATTCATTCTCATGACAAAATTAAACCAAGCATTGTTAAAAATTTGAAAGGACATGAAAATGAAAAAGAATTATTTTTAATTGGAAAAGATTTGACATACAAAATGGTTATTGATATTATTAAATCAAATATTGAAATATATGACAATATGAATAATCATGATGAAATTGATAAATTAAAATTAGAAAATGAAAATCTTAAATTATCTATTGAACTCAATAAAAACCCAAGTCAAAATCAGAACATCAATGTTAATGAATTATTAAAATTAAATAAATTAATGTTTGAAAAAATAGAATATCTCGAAACATCAAATAAACAAATACTTGAAAAACTTAATAATATTCAAGTAAAGAATGAATCTACCACTAATTTTGGAGAAACTAATAAAAACTTTGGAGATCGTGTTCAAAAAATCAATCCTGAAACAGAAAAATTAGTAAAATATTATGAAAGTATAAGTGAAATTATCAAAGAAAATCCTTCAATCAAGAGAGCAACAATTACAAAGGCAATTGCAAATAATATTCTTTGTGATGGATTTCGATGGATGAATATTGATAGAAATTTAGATCCAAAAACAATAATAAATTATCAAAAAACAATAGAAACTAAATCTCAAAAAAATGGATACATTGCTAAATTAAACAAAGATAAAACAGAAATTTTAAATGTTTATTTAAATCGTAAAATCGCTTCTTTTGAAAATGGTTATGTATCTCATTCTGCATTAGACAATCCAGTTAAAAATAATAAAGAAACCAGAGGATTTTATTATTGTTTGTATGATAGTTGTGAAAAATTATTAATTGACAATTTTGAAAAAAAAATTAAAGAAAAAGTATTTTTATATGAAAGTTCAGCAATTGGAAGATATGACAAACAAAATAAATTAATTGAACAATATGCATCAAAAGAAAATTGTAGAAAAGAAAATGAAGGAACGGAATTTTCTATTGGTGATAGATGTTTAAAAAAAGCACTGGATAACGAAGTAATGTATAATGGATTTTATTATAAATATCTCAAACCAAAAACAAAATGCCTTTAAAAATGTATTTATTTTGAATATAATTTTAGTAAATATTTACTAAAATAACTTGAACCTACCATACCACACATAACTCTATTTAAATAAAAGTAATATAGTGTGATAAATGATACATATTACAACGTGCTTTTTAATATGTATCATTTATATAATAAAACAACTTAAATATTGAATAATACATTATATATATACGGTATATATAATGTCAGAAGAAGACACGAAATGCAAAGCTATTAACAATAATAAAAAACAATGTTCCTTTAATTGCGTTGAGGGATCAGAATATTGTTCAAGACATGTAGCAAAATTAAATAAACCTAAAAAAGAAGTAAAAATATGTGAAGCAAAAAATCAAAAAAAAGAACAATGTCCATGGAAAGCCATCAATGGAGAAATATATTGCAAACGTCATTTGAGTATATTAGGAAACAATAAAGAAGAAGAAAATAAATTTTGTTCAGGATGTAAAAATTATTTACCACCATCAAAATGGAAAAATAATGACACAAAAATATGTATTAAATGTTCAACCAGATGTAAAGAAAATAGACAAAAAGATAAAAATAAAAGAGATGAAATCGAGAATAAATGCATCGGTCATTCGCAAGCAACAAATAAAAAATGCAATAATTATGCAAACAAAAAATTAGAATTTTCTGACTATTGTGGAGAACATCAAACTTTTGCAAAAAAAAATAGTTTAGAAATTGATGGATTAAAAGTTTGTTCCAATTGGATAAGAAATTGTTTTAATACTTTTGAAACTGAATTTATTAAAGGCAAAGAAATAATTAATTGTATTGAATGCAGAAAAAAAACAAGAAAAATTGACAATGATAAATATTCTGAAAATAAAAAAAATGCAATAGAATTTAATAAAAAATCTGACAAAGATATACTCATGTGTTATGTTTGTAACTGTGAATGCAATAAAGGTGACATTAATAACAATAAATGCAAAAAATGCGATCACAAACAAAAATCATCTGAACAATCAAGAAAAAATACAAATCCTATGCAAGACAAATTAGAAAGTATCAAAAAAGGCGCCAAAGATAGAAATATAAAATTTAACATCACTGATGAATTTGCTAAAGAATTAATTATAAGTAAATGCTCATATTGCAATGAATTTAATAAATTATCAGGCATTGATAGAGTAGATTCATCTTTACAATATGAACTAAACAATTGTGTCGCATGTTGTTCTCCTTGTAATATAATGAAAGGAGAGAAAACCGCCAAAAATTTTAAAAGAATAATTGAATACCTTGTTTACATCAATGGATTTTTAAATAAAAATAATGAAAACAATTCAAAAATTAATAAATACAAAAATTTATTTGAAAATGCAAAAAATCCAAAATTCAATAAATTTATGACAGATGCAACATTAAGAAAAGTTACGGTTAGTATTAGCAAAGAAAAATGGAAAATAATTATTAAAAAACCCTGTCAATATTGCAAAAATAATTTTGATGATATTGGGTCAAATGGAATCGATAGAGTCAATTCATCTTTTGGTTATTCTGATGATAATATTGTTCCTTGTTGTAAAACATGTAATTTAATGAAAAATATTTTGTCTGTTGATGAATTTTATTCTAGAATCAAAAAAATTTATAATAAATATAATTCAATTATTGATAATGAACCAACCATTAGAGAAAAAATAATTAATTTACTTGAAAATAATGATAAGAAAAAACATGAAAAATATATTTTACAAGATGATAACGAATACAAAAAATTAATTTTTAATCCAAAAAATATTGATGATGTTAAAAATGTTAAAATATCTTTTGAATTTTGTGAAAATAAAAATAAAACTGATGAAGGGATTAAGATTAAAGATATTTGGAATTATTTTAGAAAAAATGTGTCAAGTTTAATAACAAATGAAAATGCCAAAAGCATCGGAAGACAAATTTATATTTTAATAAAAGATAAAACAACTAAAAAATATTTGGGCATTATGAGTCTAACGAGTGATAATTATAATATGGAACCAAGAGATAAGCACATTGGTTGGAATAACACAGTTAAAATTAATAAACTTCAATATATTGTCAATATTAGTACATGCGTTCCATTATATCCGTTCGGATTTAATTTTAATGGAGGGAAATTAATAGCATCTCTCGCATTTTCAAAAGAAATTATGAATTATTATGAAAATAAATATGAAGAACACAATAAAATTCTTGGCGTCACGACGACGTCATTATATGGCAAATCGATTATGTATGACAGATTAAGTTGCTTAAAATATTTAAATTTAACGAAAGGAAACAGTACTTATGAAATTAATGATGCAGTTTGTTCATTATGTAAACAATTTCTTAGTGACAAACATGGTAAAAAAGTTGATTCAAAAAAAAAATTAAATTATTTAACAACTGCATTTAAATATTTAGGAATATCATCAACATATTTGCAATCAAATGGCAAAGGAATATATTTTGGATTTACATGTAAAGATTCGAAAGATTTTCTCAACGGAACACATGACAAATGTCCAGACTTGAATAACAAAAAATATAATATAAAAACTGCACAAGAAATTTATGATGAGTGGGTCGATAGATGGGCTAATAATCGCTTTAATAATCTTCAGAAAACAAATAGATTTGTCAACGACAATAAAATTATTAACAATTCAAAAAAAAAGAAATATTAAAAATATTGATGATGATAATTCTTCAAATAACACAATAAATAATAAACTTGAAGAATTTATGAATGAAGTAAAAGAAATGGAAAATATTTCCTGTATCTGAAACCAAAAACAAAATTCCTCTAATTATATAAAATATTAATCATTGATATTATTTTCCATACTTTTTAGTATATTTTTTGTTTTTTTATTAAATTTTTTCAAATTACTTATTTTTTCTTTAAAAATAAATTTATTGTTTAGTAATTCAGTTTTACGACAAAATCTTCCATCCTCATTGAGTTCTTGACTATGAAATTCAGAAAACGCATCCCAATCATAATGCTTTTTGATAAAATAGGTGTCATCATCTATATATTTATAATTATATTTACTTGACGATAAAGTCAATATTTTATTATTTTTAGTTATTTGATGAGAATAATTTTTAAATGAATTATTTAATGCATTACCTTTACTAAAACTATTAATTTTGATTAAAATATTTTTATTTTTTGTACTAACTATGTTTTTTATATATTTTTCGTATTCTGATGTTTTATATATATTTCGTCCAATGTCAACTATTAATATTGCATTTTTTGGATATTTCTTTTCTTTTTTATTTAAAATATATGATGATGGGTGTAAAATTTTTAAAATATTTATTTTGTTTGGACAATTTGCTATTTTGTATTTTTCACAAAATATTGTATTGACTTCAAACACGTTTAAAGAAGAAGGCAAATAATTCACAAGTTTTATTAACTTTACATCATTGGACTTAAAATTGCTAAATTTGAAATTACTCACTCTCATTACAACAACTTGATTTGTTATTGGTATATTGTTTATTTTATCATAATTTAAATTTATTGATAAACCAATATTTATTCCAGGATATTGTATTTCATCTGTTATTATTTTGTTGTTTTCATTAAATTTCATCATAATCATTAATTTGTTGTGTTTTAACAATTTTATAAATTTGTCTTCATTATTAACCAATAAATTATCAAGTTCTTCTTCTCCAAATAACACAGCATTATCACTGTTTAATAATTTTTTTTTACTTTTAATATTACAAATATCATCATATTTAATAATTTTACTTTGATTGTTATTTATTATCTGCTTTATAATATCATTTCCCTGAAATTCTTCTAAATATGAAACTAAATAGGGAATATTGTCTAGTTTTTTTTGTAACATTTCCATTTGTTTTTCATAAAGTTTGTCACTTACAATTTCATCAGAATATAATTCTTTGATTTCGCATTTTTGCATTAAATTTTCTGATTTTTCATAAAAAACATCAAATTTATTTATTTTGCTTTCTATCAATGTTTGTGATTTTATAAATGCTTTTTCAATGTACAAATCTCTATCATCATCTAATTGCACAAAATATGATGCTATCATATTCCATGCATATTTGTTGTAATATTCGTTTTTTTTTATAAGTTCATTATAATATTCAATATCACCAAAATAAGTCATTTCTTCTCCTGTGTAATTATATTTATTTTTATTTAATAATAAAAATATTTTTTTATTAGATTTCTTTATTAAAAAGTGTTGCGTATCGAAGCTTTTTTTGTTTTTAATATTTTCATCAAACTTTGATGCTTCTATCAATATTTTTTTTGCTTTTATTTTTAAAATTTTTTTTATTTTACTTTTTTTATCAGATTCGTAAATTAATGTCGTCATCAAAATAATATTCAACGGAAGTTTTACTTTTTTTAATAAAAATTTTGATGTGTTTATTTTTAATAACAATGATTTGTTGGGAAAATTGTTTATTTTTGATGCACTCTCTAAATGATGTTCAATAATCTTAATAGAGGAAGGTAAATAATCGAAGTATTTTATCAAATTATTTTTTTCATTTATGTATTCAAAATATTCATTAATGGAAATATTTATTAAATAATTTGATAATTCCAACCTTTTTTTGTGGCACATGTTAATTGTTATTTTTAATGCCTTCATATTTTTATTAAATTTATTTATTGTGTCATAATATTGATTGTCATATTTAAATTCACTATTTTCTTCATGTTCTTCAATAAAATATATTTTGCTCATTACTTTTAATAATTTCTCATTATTTTTAATTAAATGTTCAAGTTCTTCATATCCCAAAACAGTAATATAATTATATTTACTAATATCATTTTCTTTGTTGTATTTTATTTTTGAATAAGATACAATATTGCATTTTTCATTTTTTATTATTTTTTTTATTTCGTCATCATTTCCAAATTGTTCCAAGTAAAACTCAATAAATAGTGTTTTCATTGTCATATATATATATTTAATATACTAGCCAGTTAAATAATCAATTTTTATAAAAAGTTGATTTATAGACATAATATTACTAAAGTATTATAATGTCCAATATCAATACAGACAATGATTTTAATAATAAAAAAGAAAAATTTTTAAAAAAAAATGAATATTTTAGAAAACCTCTCACAAAAATTATTAATAAAATGTTGGAAGACTGCCGATATATAAATGAAGAAAGTCTTGAACGGCACAATTTTGGAAATACTCCAATAAAATTAAAAAATATTCCCAAAAATATTTCCAAAGATATTAAATCAAATATTCCCCAAAATATTAAATTAAAAATTTCCGAAGAAAATGATGATAATTTAATTGAGGCATTACAAAATAATACTGACAGTTCTATAATTGAATTATTGTGGGGTGACATCCAACTTGGAAAAAGAAACCAAGCATGTATTATTATGTGGATATCTGTGTATATTATTAAGAGACCAGTTTTGTATGTATTTAGAAATTTAAAAATAGATCAAAAACAATTAGAAAATGATATTATTGAAACAAATAAACACAATTTTAATATTCAATATATTGAAAATATATTTTCAGAATTTGTAAATGAAGATATAGAAGAAGACGATTGGAAACAATTTGCACTTCAAAAATTACAACCAACAGGACCAAGAGTCATTGACGGTTTATCAAATAAAACTGGAATGAAACCTAACGATATTTTTTGCTGTTTGATGAATCATACACAGCTTGAAAAAATAAACAAAAAGATAAATGAATATATTTGCTATAACAAAGAATTATTTAACATCACTTTAATAGTTGATGAAAGTGATTTATATTCACCAACAGCATCAAATGATAATAAAAGCGATAAATATGCTAAAGATTCTACCAAATGCGAAAAAGAATTATCAAAAATGTATAAAAAAGTAAAATATACATTGCATATTACAGGAACTGCTCACTCTCTTTTATACAACATCACAACAAAACTTACTGAAGATAAATCAATCCAAATTCCAATCTCAAAAGTTCACAAAATGAAAAGAAGTGAAAATTATTATGGATTATTTAATGACAAAATTAATTTTAATACAGAAAAAATTACAAGTTGGTGGAATACAACCGACGAAACAACAAATAAAATAAATACATACACAATAGGTGAGGATTACAATAAAAATATTAAACATGTTATCAGTCACATACTTAATAAATCTCAGAAAACATATCATTCATTTTTAATTTCTGAAGAAAAAATAATAAAAAATCAAGCTATTTTGACACAAAAAATATTAAATGATTTCAAAAACTTGTTTGTTATCATATTCAATGGACAAAATCTAGAATTATATCTTCCAAAAATTCATCAAGAAAAAATAAAATATTGGTCTCAACAAGATTCAGATGATTGTAAAACTGGAAAAAGATTATATGATGATGGAGGAATAAATGGATTATCCCATGAATCCATTAATGATTATTGTTACTTTAAAATTAATGCCAAAAAATTTAACATTAAACAAATTTACAAAATATTGGCAATGTTTTTCTTGGAAGAACCAAATATTAATTTTAGAACAGTTATTACTATTACTGGAAGATATGGAGAACGTGGTTATTCATTTACAAGTGATGATTATGACAAATATCAGCTTCACTTAACAGATCAATATTTCCCATGTCATACTAAAAATAAAAATTGCACTGATATTTCTCAAAGATTAAGATTGCAAGGTAAATATGGTCAAGTCACAGAGTTAACTTTATGGACAAGTGATGAATTAAAAAACATTATACAAAAATTTTACATTCCCTTTATTAAAATAATAGAATCAGATATTATGGATTGTAATGGCTGGGAAGATACACGAAAATTAATAGAACGTATTATTGATGACGGACTAGTTTAAACGTATAAATATATGCAATTATATATATATTTGTATTAACGGTGTAAAGTATAAAATTATATAATTTTATATAATAAAAAAATGTTTAATTATTTATATTTATTTTATTTTTA